GAACCTGGATGTCATGATTATCAAACAGATTTTATTGAATGTTGGACAGATAAAGTATCTTTTACTGAACGTGGTCCAATGATTATAGAAATGTGGACAGAAGGTATAAATACCGGAGCCCAAGTTAGTGAAGATGGACAAATTCTTGCAAAATTTTCTGGTAATTCCTGCACCGGTTTAATAATGTTTGCGTGTCGTGGAGATGGTGGTGATGTCGGAAACGCCGCTAGTACTAGATTTCCTAATATAGATCCACTACCTCTTAGTAGTGATGATGGTTCATGTGCTATTAGAGAAGGATCTTACATGAACACCCTAGGAGATCAACCATTTAGTCAAGGTGCTGATTTTAGCGTTGTTACTTCAAGATATAGAAATAGATATTTTCCAGTAAGTGTTGCCGATAATTATGATTCTCAATATTGTGTAAATTACAAAGATTTTTATTGCAATACTGACAATAATAATGAAACAGGATTGTTAGATGGAATATATCCGTATGGTACAGTAGACTGCCATCCAGATCCAAATAGATCCCAAGGTGGTGGTGGTTATAATTGTCCAGGAGGTGCAAATTCAAATCCACCATATTGTGATTTATGTTATCATAATCATATATTCAGATATCCAGGAATTTCATTAAGACCGTGGCCATCTACTGTATATATTCCTAAATGTTTTTTTGAATGTAATAAATGTCCCTCAATAAAAAAATGTTGTGTGCTTTGCCCTGATCCTACAACTTCTACAGGTACAGGAATAGGTGTAGAGACTGGCGAAGGAGAAGTCCCACCACCACCATGTAACTGTGATTGTGATAATGGTCGCTGCGGAAATAAGCTCTTTACAAGTGGAAATTTTCTTGCACGAAATCAATCTTTGTTTGGTCCTCCTCGTTATCCCAATACTACTTGCTTAAATTCAATCACACCAGATTGTGATGGAGGTGGTATGGGAGAAATAGAACCTTGGTGTATTACTCCGACATTGCCTGGGTACCTTGGATTGTATAGTTCTCAAATATGGTTTAATAGAGCTAATGTTAGTACAACTGTATATGGAGGAGTTGGTCCCAAAGAGTGTTGGCAGAAAAATACAGATGAATGTCTTAAATGTGGTTTAAACAAATTGTGTGAAGCAGGTAACGCAATAGGTGCTGGTTTCCTAGACGGAACAAACATTACATGGAGAAATAGTCTATGTCGAAAAGTATATGGTAGAGATGAACCTATTAGTAAAATAATACCAACAAATCTTATGGGAAATCTTCATTTTGCTTGTGGAGGTACAGGAACAGATTGTGGAGATATGAGATACACTAGCGATTGTACTGTGCAAAATGCTGATAACAATAATTACCCTCCTCAACAAGGATTCGCAATACCTGGAAGAAAATGGGTTGTATATACAAAACCATATACAAATTCTAAACAGGGTTTCTGGGCACACGAAACCAAATATATAACACAAGGAATTAATGGGTGCCGAGTTCCAACATATATTAAAATAAATTCCAAAGGACCTATTGAAGAATGAATAATATAACTTTAAATCAAGTTGTTAAGTGTGAATTGTCTGGTGGTTATATTCCAGCAGTAAATTGCATACATTGGAATTACAATTCTGATACATGCTCCACACATTGCACGTTAAAAAATAAATTTGTAATTTATCATAGAGATTGCCATAAATGCAGTGAAAGAGTTGAAAAAATTAAAACTTCTAGTCCAGCAGATCAAATGAAAAAACTGATGGAACAAAAAAATTATTATACTAATTCCAAATCAGGTATTAAAATAAATGAAGAATCAAAACCAGAACTTTCATTTATGGATAAAGCAAAATCATATTCTGCCGTAGAAGGATCACAATTTTTAGAAGGAAAAGTATCTGAAGATGTTTTTAATTCTAGAAAAGAACACTGTTTATCTTGTCCAAAATTAGTAAATCCATCACCAGAAACAGAAAAAATTGGATGGTGTGGTGGATGTGGATGCAGTTCAAGAAATCCAAGAGCGTCATTAACAAATAAACTTTATATGCCAAAATGGATATGCCCCATGGGTAAATTTGGTAAAGAAAAAGGTGAAGGGTTCAATGTTTCTGATGCTGCAAATTCGGTGAAAGGTGTGTTTACATCAGTAAAAAATCTTTTTAATAAAGAAGAACAAGATGGCAAAGAAAAGAATAAAGAATAAAAATAAAAAACCAAATGAAGATGCAAGTTATTATTTTGTAGCTCATGTTGATTCTTCTGGTGAAGTTACTTCGTTGTTATTAACTGATGTTGAATTTAAAAAAGCAAAACAAAGAGCACTAAAAAACAAAGAAGATGTTCCAGAAAATTTTATAATTTTTTCACAAGGTTCTAAGACCTAAATATTATACTATGTCATGCATTCAAAAACTTTTAAATTTTCAAACTGAAATTCGCCTACAACATTGGGGAACTCAATCCTATTCAGCTCATAAGGCACTAGGAAAGCTCTACGAAGGCTTGGATCCCCTGATTGACGCATTCACCGAGGGTTTACTTGGAGTCAAAGGTAGACAAGAATTAAAAGGTATTAGTAATCTTGAGTTAAATGGTGCATTTAAGACCAATGCTAAATCTGTCGTAGATTCACTTGAAGAATATTTAATAAATGAAATTCCAAAAGAAATAGACGATAGCCAAACATCTTTGTTAAATATAAAAGATGAGATGCTTGGTCTGGTTCAACAAACCAAGTATCTCCTAACGTTAAGTTAAGGAGTTACAAATGAAAATCCCAGAGCTAGTTTATGAAATTCGCAACTTGGCTCGCAAAGAAGAAGATCCTGTCAAAAAGGATCTTTTTTATCAATGCGCCAAATCAATGGAAATTCTTGGCAACCTTGCAAAGATATCCGACCTTGCTGTCGCCGAACATAATGCTACAGAAGTTCCTGCAGTGAATGAAGATGACAACATCAAGTGGAATATTGATGATGTAACCTTAAAAATGCTTGAAGAGTACATAGATGCCTTGGTCCACTATGAATTTATGGATAAAAATGATCGTTGGCCTTATGGCGAACAACCATTTACAAAATTTGTATCAAAACATTTGAAATCTCAGATTGTAAACGACTCTAAGACCGAATAAATCTTTGGTGGAATTGTTTTATGACTTAAAACAGCCATATTTGATGGCATAATCTTCAAAACATACTTGCTATAGTATGGATTTCGCTTGTATGAATGAAATTTGCGAGTTTTTTCCATCAAAAAGTGGCTGTAAATGTACACGTGAGCTCGTTTTGCATACATTTTGCTGTTAATTGCTAGATTAAAGTCTTTAATTATCTTAATAGCCCGTCTTTCACAGTCTCGCTCCATTGCACGAACTATAAAAAATGCTCGTTTTACCTTTTTAATAGGATAATTTTTACCTTTTAACCAAGCATCAACCACATAAGAAGCATCATAAGACTTTTTATAAATTTTAGAACTGTTTATATATTGTAAAAAGTGGCAATATTCATGCACTAAAACCTGCATAAATTCATTTGATTTACGGGCTACGGCAATAGCTTTTCCAGATTCATCAAAATAGCCAGAACAACGGAAACCATCTACATTTACATGCTTTCCACGGCCAATAATAAGTTTCATACCGTATTCTGCGAGATGCTGCCTCACAAATTTTACGAACTGACGATTGCTCTGTCCCATAGGGCCTCCTTCAGTCAGAATTATTTAGAGAATTACTTGACAGACCAAATATGCGGTGTATATTATAGCAACTTCTTATAAGAAAGGAAAGTTTTATGGAAATTACTACTGTTGATCGTCCGACCAAGATTCAGAGAGTGTTTGATTTTATGCGTAGCGGTGCTTCTTTGACCGCTGGTGAGGCTCGCAAGCGTTTCCGCGTTACCAATATGCGCGCAACGATGCATGACCTTCGTGAGGCTTTTGATCGCTTTGATATGAACTACACCGTAGTTCGTGAAACAAAGAATGGTCGTTCGTACTACCGCGTAGTCCGTAATCGTTCTCGTTAATAAATTTAATAAATTTACAATTAAACTTTACGATGACTTTAAGTAAAAGTTATCGTAAAGTTTATTGTTTGGGGACCTATTAAAGAACAATACAATGTTGTTGTTGGAAGTCTATTTGCAGTAACAAATACATATGCAGTATTATATCCAAGCGGACCAAAAATTTGAATAGATGCATCTGCAGAAATAGTTCTTTCTGGATCTGTAAATCCACTAAATAAATATCCAATTAAAGATGGATGACTAAAATCTATTTTAAGATTTGATGGAGTATTTGTAAGATTAAATTCTGTTTGACTAGTAGTTGCTACTCGTGATGACGAAGATTGAGAATTTAAAATATAATTTGTTGTATTACCGAATTGTGATACTTTAATATATAAAAACAAAACATTTCCAAATTCACTTAATATAGGTCCACTGGGCACAGTTAAATTATTTCCATAAATTAAATCTGGACAAGATTTACACAAAAAGTAATTAGCATTTCTTGTTGAACTTACAGCGGCTTTTCTGAAAATACTTTGATTTCCATTTTGATTTTCATAACAATCAACAATATTACCATATCCATCATTTATTGTAAGTATGCCAGTAACAATTTCAGAAGTTTCATATGAAGCTAAACTTGGCTCACCTCTAAGATATATTCTTACTGTAGTTGGTGTAGTAATAAAATCTTGTGTAGTACCACCACTTGTAAAATACATAATTTCTTGACCGTCTTTTAATCTAGTAGAACCATATATTGGTATTCTACCATAATTTTCAGCAGTACCACCAGAAATTTGAACATAATCTTCTGTATCAAATGCTGTACCAAGAGCACCACAATTGATAAATCCAGTAGGACTCAATTCTGGCATTGAATTAATCATGTAGTAATAACCAGTTTTTCCAGAATCAGTAAATGTATATTGTGGTATTGATGTAAAGTTTTCTTTACTATAATAATTGTAATTTGTATTTCCCGTAAATCCTGAACCAATTGTTGCTACAATAATTCTAGATTGATTTAAAGATTGTGAAAAATTACAAGTACCTCCTACTGTGTATCTTGAATTTGTTTCTTCATCAAAATATTCAGTAGGAGAAAAGTAAAATGTTTTTCCAGAGCCACCAGTAAAAGAACCAAATGTTCTATTCAGATATACTCTATCCGAAACATCATATACATGTGAATAATCAATATAACAAGTATTCCCTTTTATTAATATATTTGGTGTAGAATTAATCCAACCTTTTGTAAATACAGGATCACTGGATGTTGCGCCTTGAATATAAAATCCATAATTTATAAATGTTCTAACAACATTTAATGCATAAGGATTGTATGTTGTTGATTGACTTTCAGCCATGATTATGAAGCATTATAAACTATAACTTGAGTGCCACTAGCTGCTTTTACATAAATTTTATTTGTATTTGAAATTTTTATGTAAGTATTTTCACCCGGATCAAGTTGAGAGCCAAATGATGCACCATCTAATCCACTAGTATTTCCATAATAAATTACATCAGTATTTGTTGATATTGCTTTTAAATTTACTCCATAATAGCAAGTAAAACCTGTAGTATCCAGTTGTTCTACAGAGCCAACAGAAGAAGAAGATATTCTCCCAGTTTTAAATGTAGAAGGAATTGTGGTACCAAGGCCTGCATTTAAAGTCACAAGTTCATTGTAACAAGCAGTTATTCCATTTAAAATATTGGTATCATTTAATCCAAGAGCAGTGTTTCCAACTGTTACTGCCAGAGAGGTTCCACCAGAAAGACCTTGAACTCTTAATCCAGATGTTGCGCCATCATTAGTTACACCAACAGTAGAGCTCAAACTAATGTTTGCAGTGAATCCACCTTCAGCAATTGAAACTCTTAAAGCACCACCAGAAACACCAACACCATTCATATTATTATCAACAAGTCTGCTGTAAATGTACGTTATGCCAGCAGGCCCCCATAAAGAAACTGAATCTGTAGATTTTTCTAGATATCGGCCACCAGTAACTTCTACTTGATATCCTGTACCAGTTTTAATGTATACAGGAGATCCGGTAACGCCTATTGCATATACAGTACCACTAACAGGTAGTGGATACCCTGCAGCGGTTCCTTGCATGCTAATCAAACCACTAAAACCGCTAATTGTTGCAGTTAACCCAGCCATAACTGTAACAGGAAGAGGAGAAGCAGATGATACCAGGTTTACTGTACCACTGATACCGTGAGCCATCTTCATTATTTGAAAATTAGATGTTCCACCACCATATGTTGCTGTATCAGTTGCTAGCGCAGCGGTTATACCTGAAGTTTCGATTACAATATTGGATTGAGGCATAGGGGTTCCTATAAATAGTTCTAGAATATTTATAAGCATTAAATATTGCTTTTATTCTTATATGTGATAGGATTATATATGTACATAGACGATTTAGCTAAAGAAAAGTTTTCTAACAAAATTTTACAAAGAGTAAAAACTACGAAAATGAGTTTTATGGATTGTATTCTGGAACTTTCAGAAGAAATGAACATTGAACCAAGTACAGCTGGAAAACTTATAACAAAACCAATAATAGAAAAAATTCAAGAAGAAGCAAAAGAAAGACACCTACTAAAAGGTGGAAAAACCAAAAAGCTTCCTATTGACTAACCGTTTAGTTGAGCTATAATTACAATAGAAAGGCCGAGGTAGGTCCTCGGGAAAATACTATGTCAAACTTTGCAGATTTTAAGAAGAAGAGTAAGAACTCAGTCGCATCTCTAACCGAGCGTATGGATAAGCTCACCTCCAAGGAGAGTTACAAGGACGAACGTCTTTGGAAGCCCGGTATTGATAAGGCAGGGAATGGATACGCTGTAATCCGCTTCCTGCCTGAAATTCAGGGCGAAGATACCCCCTTCGTATCAATGTACAGCCATGCCTTCAAAGGCAAGGGTGGTTGGCTGTTTGAAAACTGCCCCACTACGATTGGTGAGAAGTGCCCAATTTGTCAGGGTAACACGGAACTTTGGAATAGCGGTATTGAAGATGACAAGAACATTGCACGTAATCGTAAGCGTAAGTTGGCTTACATTTCTAATATTCTTGTAATTGAAGATCCTGCTAATCCAGAGAATAAGGGAAAGGTTTTCCTCTACCAGTACGGTACAAAGATCTTTCAAAAGATTCAGAGCCTTGCTCATCCCGAGTTTAAGGATGAGGTTGCGGTTGACCCGTTCAACTTCTGGACTGGTGCAGACTTTAAGATCAAGATTCGTAATGTCGGAGGTTACGTTAATTATGATCGGTCAGAGTTTGCATCTCCTGCCCCGCTTCTTGGTGGAGATGATAAGAAGCTAGAGGAACTTTGGAAGAAGCAGTATCCTCTAAAGCCATTTGTTGATAAGAGTCAGTTCAAGAGTTACGCAGAACTCTCTGAGCGTTACAAGAAGGCTGTTGGTGATGATGTTCGTGCTCAGTTTACTGAAAGCAAGAGCATTGAGGATGATGTGGTAGACACGGTGGTGTCTGAAGACATTGAGGAAAAGGATCCTCTAAAGTACTTCTCCGAAATGGAGAACGATTGAGAAAAGCCCCCGCAAGGGGGCTTTTTTTATACCCATGATGGTTTTGTTGTTATGCTACCAAGTCTGTCTATAAAAACTGGATTTGTTTCTTGTTGATTTATTCTTTGTTCTAAAATTTTATCTCCATCTTTTGGTTTGATGCTATTGGATAAAGCACTTGAAACATTTACAATCATAGGAATAATAGTATCATTAATATCACTTCTAATACTGTCTGTTTCTTGTTTAAGTTTTTTATCAGCAGAATTTGATGTAACATTTACAGAAGCAAGATTGTCTGTTTGCATCTTTTGAGCATCAACTACTGGTGGACTAGTAATCTCTATAAAATCTGGTTTTACTGATTCTGTGCTCATTTCTGATGAGCTACTATCAATATTATTATCCGATTTTGTATTTGATTCAATTAATCCAGATAAAAGTATTTTTTCTGCTTGTACATCTATACCAGTAGTATTATCTTGTTTATCTTCCATTAAAATTCATACCCATTCTGTTATTTTCATCTAAAAGTCTTTGATTATGTTCGGCTAAGAGATTAGCATATATTTCTCTTTCCCAAAACAACATATTGTCTAAATCAGTTAAAGACCACCCATAATTATTTACTAGATTAAAATTTATCTTATAATAATCCTTTAAATCAAAAAAGCTTACCGCAAGATAAAAAAAGTTAGGGGACCAGCCACCTCACAGACTCCATCATTAGATGGTACTTTAACAAACAATTCTGGTTGGTTATTCAACTCTTTTTTAATTTTAGACATAATGTTTAAAGGAAGATTATCCAATATTTGTTTTGCTTCATCTGATAAAAATTTGTCTATATCATATATTTCAGATTTTAAACATATAAATTTGATTGATTTATTTGTAATAGCATTTTCATCTTCAAGATCTATTGATAATAAATCTTTTATTTTTGGTGTTCTGAGTTTTATATAACAACCTTCAAATATTTGAATTTCACTAGATAAAAAATTATTTTTATATTCAATTTCTGCTATATTTACTTTTACTGGATTCCCATTTATTAAAAGATTTAATTCTTCTTCAATACTTTTTGCTCGCATTTGAAGAAACAAATATTCAGCATCAGCTAAACATAATTCATCAATATCAATTCCTTTACAATTTGTTTTTAAAAGATTTACTAAACTTTTTAATATTAAGTTTTTATTTTTTTCTTCTAAAAGAATTGCAAGATTTTTGGCATCTCTTACTCTAAAAGGATTGAAAGAAACTTTTTTCTGTTCAAAAGGAAGAATACACTCATATTCTGGCAGCAAATTTGAAATTATAGATTCTATATTCATGTTTATTGATTATTGTTTACAGTTTGATTGGGAAACTCTTGATAATATTCTCTAAATCCAAATACAACAGTCATTGTAAGAAACGTATCGGGTTTTATCATAGCCATTTCAATTGGTTGTACTTCTACTGGAAATACTTCATAAAAAGTCATAATGTTATTTGGCTGTCCATTTGGATTCAATGTGCTTATAACCATTCTTGTGTTCAGAACAATATTATCGTAAAATTGAACAACAAAGGGTGTAAGCCAGTTGCTGTTTGATCTTGGACCAGCATAAAAAGCATTAAACCAATTATTAAATAATTTAATAATATGATTATCATTTGTTATTGGAAAGGTTATCATTACACCTGGACCTGGAAGTATATTTTGACTTCTTGGCACAAACCGACCACCACCGTAACCAATTAAATTATCTTGAACAGTGCTTATAGATCTTGGACTTAGTGTAACTACTTGTGCTTGAACATCAAGTCGCCCTGTCCATATATTTGCAGGTAAATTAAAAAACGAAACATCAAATCTATTTGGTAACTGCAAACCATTATGTTTTTGTACATAATTTTTTATTGTTTGAATTGTATTTAAATTTGTGTTATAAGCCATTGTTAAATAGTTCTTTTTCTGTGAGTAATTTGAATTCTAATCCATTTTTGTCACAATAAGCTTTTGCAGCTTTCCATTTAGCATCATTAACAACCCAAGTTATCTTTTCTTTTTTTGATGCATTTTCTTTTAAATAAGTTTGTTTTTTTGGTTTTACTTCTACCATCCACGATTTGGTCTCTGTTTTGTTTTTAAATTGTATTAAAAAATCAGGAAAATAATTATGTATTTTTCTGTCTATAGGATTTAAATAAGGAATTACCACTTCTTCAAAAGACCATTTTGTAATACTTTCATTTTCATCACAAAATTTGCATACATTTCTTTCCCACAATGATCGACAATTGATTTTGGTATAGTCTCCAACATACTTTTTAATATTTTTTGGATTGTATGTTGAACGGTATGCCATAAAAATATTTATGAAAAAGATAAATAATTGTATATGCCAGGAGCTTATTATCAATACCCATTAGGACAATATGCATATGAACAGCCATTATGGTTGAATTTTTATGCTGCTACCTATTCTTTAAGAAATATAGATAGAACTCGTCCAGGTATAATAAATAGAAGTTTTACTCAAATAAGTTTACCAATGCCAAAAGAACCTGGCTATACAATTGAACATGAATTTGGCGAAGGTACCAATCCAGTAGGCCCTGTTCTGTCTGCGGCTGGTCTAGCCAATAGCGGTGGTTCTAAAAAATTTGATACTTTATGGAATAGGTATCTTTCGCCGGGTGGTGCCTCTCAAGAATATATGCAGGCAACTACAACTTTTAGAAGATTTTCAAATATTACAGAAGCTTCAATGGTATCTGAAGCAAGAAAAAAATATTATTTTGAATATATTTTTGTTCCAAAAAATCAAAGTGAAAGTATTGCAGTGGAAGGTTTGGTGAATACTTTTAAGAAAGTTTCATATCCTTCAGTTGCAAATGGATTGCCTGAACGAACATATCCACAAAATTTATGGGTATTTAATGTTACTCCCGGTGCAAATGCACCACCAACTGTAAGTCAACAAAATTTAACTGGAGGATGGTTGGGAGATCCACTTCCTTGTGTATTGGCAAATATTGTTGTAAAGAAAAATGATAGATCTGATCCGGTTGTTAGATATTTACCAAATGGTATGTCCAATGTTACAACAATGGCTTTAGGTTTTGTTGAACTTGAAACAGGAACTTATGATCCTTCATGGAATGAAATACTCTCCAAGTCTGAAATATCAGCTAAATATTTTGGTTATAGTGGAACTAGGACTGGAGGTTAACCGTGAATTATTCTTCATCTTTACCTAAACGTTCTTATGAAACAACTATTGGTTTTTTTAAAATTGTTGATTTCACTTCATTTTATTCTGTTGCATCAGTAAATATTGATAAAAATACAATAAATGTAGATAAATCTACGACACTTGTGGAAAAAGCTGCTTTATTATACAATGATCCAAATTCATTTTGGTTATTTTTAATAGCAAATAATACTATTAATCCTTTTACGCTAACAAAACAATCATCAACTTCACAAATTCAAAACTATAATATTAGTGAAACAATAATAGCTACTGTAAGTGGTACTGAAATTTACTCACCAGCTGGGTCTATTATTACCAAATATAGTGCTACTGGTGGTTCTGCATGGCAATTTAGTTCTGTTGGTAATTTTAGTATAACGGGCGGATTTGCATTAGTTGACACTTATAATCCATACTCTAAACGTCTTATAATGAAAGAAGCTGTTGGATTGACATTATCTGCAGATACAGCATTATGGAATATTATAAATGGCACTACAAACTATTATAGTGAATTTTCAGACTCTACAGTAGGAATAACAAATGAATTAAGTTATTATTCTTTACAAAAAAATGTAAAAGATATCGTGACGTACACTAAAGGTGCAACTGTTTCAGCATATATTTTACTTGATTCAGAAGAGCCTCCAATAAATAAATCACTTGGTGGAACTGCAGCATATGAGCCAGCCGGTATAACATTTCAAGAATTGTCATTTACCGATGTGGCCGAACAACAAAGTATTGCAATATTTGCCTTCTTACCATATACAGCTGGTTATCGCTCATTTAATTTAATAAAACAATCTTACACAGTTTAATATGCCATCTATAAATTTTGAACAAACAAATCCTTTTTCATCTAATATAAAAGATATAATTTTAGCCTCATCAGATGATATTGAAAATGGTGCGTCTATCATTGATAAAAGCAATGGTTTGTGTCAATTTGAAAAAATTGAATTTGTAGAAAGTGTATTTGATATTCTACCTTCGGGTGTAGTTATTGTAAGAGATACATCTGATATTATTTCGTATGTTAAAGACAAAGACATTCTTATAATAGCATATACAAATGATAGCCAAGAATATTATTCAATTATAGGTTCGTCGTATTTAAACAATGCAGCATCAGAAACTGAAGAAAATTTTGTAGCAATAAATTTTACAAATTTTTTGTACAAACACTCTCAAACACATTCAGTTACTGAATTAATGAAAACAAAATCACCACAAGTTTATTGGCTTGATGATTTTGTTGATGAACTAGTAGCTAATGTGTCTAAAGATTTAGAAGATAATTTAAATAGTGTAGGTGATGGTCTTAGTGAAAAAATTATTCTTCCTTTTGTTGTATCTAATCTAATAGCAGAGGGAAAAGAACACGTAGTATCAAATTTTGTTCATTACAAACCATTAAATACATTAAAAAATATTATTGATGTTCCAAATGACAATTATTTACAATATATAAATTATATTTCAACCATGGCGTGTGAAAAAACTTCAAATCAAGCAAGATTTTTATTTTGGACAGATTTTGCAAACGGATTTAATTTTAAATTTATATATGAGTATCCAGAAGATCCAGAATCAGATAAATTAGCAACAGCTAAAATGGAAGAAAATGTTTATTACTATTCTGTATATTCTGGTGATTCACCCGTTCAATTATTGAGTGATGGTAAAATATATAAAAAAATATACACAATGTCAACATCGCCTGCTGATGAATTTATATCTAAAAAATATTTTTATGTTAGAAAAACGCCAAAACTTTTAAATAAAAGAATAACGACTAACCCATACAAAGAATTGTCGTACCAATTCCAAGATGATGGAGACAAATATGATATTGAATATATTTCATCAGATGGTATAGCAAGTACAGTTAACGGATTGACTGCTGGTTCTGAAGAAATGGTTTATGAGGGGACTTGGGGTTATTATGGAGGTATTCCAAAAGATACGTTAGAAACATCTAGTTTAATGACGGGTGAATATGGAAATGCTAATCAGTATTTGCAAAAAAAGTTATTTGGAGCCACTGGTTATTTTCCATTTGTTGATAGTGAAGAAATGTGGAAAAATATGTATGACTTTACACCGTTGAGTCCATGGTATCCAGAAGCAACAGAAGATCATTTAGAAGAAAATGGTTCGGACACTTATTTACAAAAAGTAATGGACATAAGGTATGATACCTTAAAAGGAAATACTGGTGGTGAAAGTGATATTTTAAAGCGTTCTCGCTTAATTGAAAATTATAACTTAGTTGCATATGTTTTATGTTGCAACAAAGGCATGGAAGAAGACACATTCTATGCTATATTAACAGGTTATACTCCAGAAACCAGAACTGATTCGCATCCATACTTAGGAAATACTGAAGCTGGATCCCCAAGTGCATGGTTGTATAGATGGTGTAAAATAAAATATGATGCACAATATGAAGATCAAAATGATGATTTGACGTATGCTTTTAATCAAATAGAGCATTGGAAATTGGATGAATCTGAAAAAAGCACAGACTCAGATTTAAAAACTTGGGCTATTAATTTAAATGAACGTAGAAATCTTGGTAGTGGCGACAATTCTTATCTCGGCCCTGGTTGGTTTCAAAATAATAATGATACCAGTACAAAATTTTTATATCGGCCAATTGGAATGGGAGCAAAAATTGATTTTAAAACTAATATAACAAAATTTAAAGAATTTAAAGGAAGTGCATCAACTTGGTTAAATGGTGAGTGGGCCTCAATTGCTCTTTCTAGTCAAGGAAACTATTATAACGGTCAAATTGTTAGAATAACAAAAACACCAGCAGCCAAATTATTAATGGAAGCTGGTATAACGGAACAGTTAATTTGGGATGAATATGCAAATAAATATCTTTATACATTTGATGCGCAAAATATTGTAGATGGGCCTTGTAACTGATGACACCAAATCAAATAACAACTTTAGGTTCTACTAAAACACAAGCTTCACAAAATATAGGATCTGCAAAAAGTGCTTATATTTGTGCAAATGCTGAAATTACCAGAGGTATAACCAGCCAACCTTCATCAATAAATGAATGTTATGAACGGTTTCCCAATATTAAAGAAATAGGCGAAAGTCTTGGAATAACATATGACGCTCCATTTTTTCCTGAGCCAATTGCAACAC